TTTAATGCTCTTGTATCTGGGAGTATCTTTGGTGGCGTATCTGGTAACAAAATCACTGCAATCGCAGGTGAAAGTTCTACAGGAAAAACTTTCTTCAGTTTGGCTGTGGTCAAGAATTTTCTTGATAATAATCCTACTGGATACTGCCTGTATTTTGATACTGAAGCTGCAATCACCAGATCCTTACTGGAGAGCAGAGGCATCGACACAACTAGAGTCGTGGTGGTCAATGTTGTTACAGTTGAAGAGTTTCGTGGTAAGGCACTGAAGGCAGTTGACCTTTACTTGAAGAAACCTGAAGGTGAACGCAGTCCCTGTATGTTTGTTCTAGACTCTCTGGGAATGCTTTCTACCAGTAAGGAGATTAATGATGCATTGAATGATAAAGAGGTTCGGGACATGACCAAATCCCAACTCATCAAGGGTGCATTTAGAATGCTTACTCTGAAACTTGGTCAAGCAAATATTCCAATGATTGTGACGAATCATACCTACGATGTAATCGGTGCCTATGTTCCTACCAAGGAAATGGGTGGCGGTAGTGGTCTTAAGTATGCTGCTTCAACCATCATTCATCTCTCGAAGAAAAAGGAGAAAGATGGGACTGAAGTTATCGGTAACATTATTAAATGTAAGACTGCCAAATCACGTTTAAGTAAGGAAAATCAACAAGTGGAAGTTCGTCTTTATTATGATGAACGTGGATTGGATAAGTACTATGGTCTTCTTGAACTTGGTGAAACTGGGGGAATGTGGAAGAACGTTGCTGGACGTTATGAAATGGATGGTAAAAAAATCTATGCAAAACAAATCCTAGCAAATCCTGAAGAATACTTTACTGAAGAGGTAATGCAAAAACTTGATGTAATTGCTAAAGGTGAGTTTAGTTATGGTGTATGAAAAACATCAGAATTATACAAACTGGTGTTGATGTATCCAAGATACTAGAACAACTCAAACAATATCCAGAGGATTGGGGTTCTCAAAAGAATCTTCAAGACTCTGAACAATTGGACCCCACAGAATACACAGTAACTGTGGATGTTCTACAACTTATAATGGGTGGAGTCGAAACAGAAGATCAGTATGTTGGTAATACTGAAATTTGTATTCAAACTCCAGCATATGAGAAGCACACGGAGATTCTTAATTACTTGGGAAAGTATTTTAAGAAACTTCGTCGTTGTGGTTTTCTAGCACTTCCTGTTGGTGAAATTGTAGGTTCCCATATTGACGAGGGAACTTACTATCTTACAAAAGATAGATATCATCTTTCCATTCAGGGAAAATACGAGTATACTGTTGGTGAGGAAACAGTGATTGTTGAATCAGGAACACTCTTTTGGTTTAATAATAAACTTCCACACAAGGCAGTGAATATTGGAGACAACGTTAGAATTACTTTTGTATTTGACGTACCACATCATAAACGAAATCTTTAATTGAAATAATGGAACGACTTGAGCATACAATTCTCCGAAATCTTGTTTATAATGAAGACTACTCTAGAAAAGTTATACCTTTTATACAACCCGAATATTTTGAGCAAAGGTCCGAAAGAGTAGTCTTTGAGGAAATTGTTCAGTTCATTGTCAAGTATAATTCTGCAATTACCAAGGAAGCACTTGGTATTGAGATTGAGAATCGGACTGATTTGACTGAGACTGATGTTAAGGATATTCGTGAGGTGTGTGAAACACTGAATGATTCTGTAGTGGAGAAGCAATGGTTGCTAGATACTACTGAGAAGTGGTGTCGTGACCGAGCAATTTATCTTGCTCTGATGGAATCAATTCATATTGCCGATGGTAATGATGGAAATAAGAATAGGGACGCAATTCCTAGCATTCTTTCCGATGCCCTAGCAGTATCTTTTGATAATAACATCGGGCACGACTATCTTCAAAATTATCAGGAACGTTATGAGTTTTATCACAGAAAAGAAGATAAGATCGAATTTGATCTGGAATATTTCAACAAAATCACAAAAGGTGGTATACCTAATAAGACTCTCAATATTGCTCTCGCTGGTACGGGAGTCGGCAAGTCCCTCTTCATGTGCCATGTTGCTAGTTCCGCGTTGTTACAAGGCAGGAACGTACTCTACATCACTCTTGAGATGGCGGAAGAGCGAATTGCAGAGAGAATTGATGCGAACCTTCTCAATGTCCCGATTCAGCAATTGGTTGACCTCCCACGTTCAACATTTGAGAACAAGGTAACAAGTCTGTCAAAGAAGACCCAAGGAACTCTTATCATTAAAGAGTATCCTACTGCTTCGGCACACTCTGGACATTTCAAGGCACTTCTCAATGAACTTGCTCTTAAAAAATCATTTAGACCTGATATTATTTTCATCGACTACCTTAATATTTGTGCTTCCAGTAGGCATAAGGCAAATAGTTCTGTCAACTCTTATTCGTATATCAAGTCAATTGCAGAAGAACTTAGAGGTCTTGCAGTTGAGTTTAATGTTCCAATCGTCTCTGCTACCCAGACTACTCGTAGTGGTTATGGGAACTCTGATGTTGAACTTACTGATACTTCTGAGTCCTTTGGTCTCCCTGCTACTGCTGATCTTATGTTTGCCCTTATTAGTACTGAAGAGTTGGAGGGGTTGGGTCAGATACTTGTGAAACAATTGAAGAATCGTTATAATGACCCAACAGTATTCAAACGTTTTGTTGTTGGTATTGACCGCGCCAAGATGAGACTTTATGATGTAGAGCAATCAGCACAAAAGGACATACTTGACAGCGGACAAGAAGAGGAGTATACTTATGAAGAAAACAAACCTAAAAAATCATTCGAAGGATTTAAATTTTAAATATGGCAACTATTGATTCTAACAAATATATTGAGTTTGTTCGTCAAACCACCAGTCCAGCAAGTAGTGAATATCCAAAACTTGTTGAACGTTTGAATGAACTAGAAGGACAAGGTGCTGATGTTTCACGTCTGATGACTGCCGCATTTGGTATGAGTGCCGAAGCAGGTGAATTTACAGAAGTAGTGAAAAAGATTTTTCTTCAGGGCAAACCTTATAATGAAGAGAATGTATTTCATATGAAGCGGGAACTTGGAGACCTGTGCTGGTATCTTGCCCAAGCATGTATGGCTTTGAATACCAACTTCGATGAGGTTCTTCAAATGAACTATGAGAAACTGAGTGCTCGTTATCCAGAGGGCACTTTTTCCGTCTATAAATCTGAAAATCGTGTTGAGGGAGACCTATGAGTAAAAATGTAATTGTAGAAATGGATGTTCGTTCTGCTGCTGCAGTTCGTCAACTTCTTTTTGAACACCAAAAAGGATACACATATGATGAGGGTTCTGTTCCTCCTCGTATTACTGATATTCGTTTGGTTATCGTAGACCTTGACGAAAAGATTAGTGCTATTGTAGAATAAATAAATGACCCTTCGGGGTTCTCGGGGGCATAGCTCAATTGGTAGAGCACTTGCTTTGCAAGCAAGATGTTTCGGGTTCGAGTCCCGATGCTTCCACTTTGCCCAAGTGGTGTAATGGTAGCCACGTATGCCTTAGGAGCATATATCGTAAGATGTGGAGGTTCGAGTCCTCTCTTGGGCACTAAATATTTAAAAAGTCTTATGGCATCTCTTGGAAGTGCTACTTCTGGGCAACTATCAAAATATGTTGGAGCCACAGTAGAAACTGTATCAAATTCTATGGATAAGGGATTTCCTGTGGGTAGAACTGGAAGTCCTAGCACGGTTTATATCCTTAATAATGATCAAAATAAAATAGCAATTGAAAATTTCATTCGTTTAGCTTCAAGTGGAAAGCCTGCGTTAGAAAGAGAATCTTATGCTATACAGTTAGATTGTAAGCAAAATAAAAAGATAACATTTGGATCAATTAATAAACCAAATGTCAGTGCTAATTTGGGTGATGTTTCGGAAGGTGTATTTGCCGCTGCTATTGCTGCTAGATTTGTATATAAAAATAAAGATATAACGGTTAGTCAAGTTGGTGCTATGATTGCATCTTTAGGTTCTGGTAAAATTGGAAATTATCCAGGAAAAAAGGGGATGCAAGCAGAAATTACAAGAAAATCCCCAAATGAGGGTGTATCAATACAGGATGATGTTAGATTATTTGTTTCTCTTGCTGAAGGAAATATGAAATTTTTATTAAATCCTGCAAATAGAAATTCATTAAATCCATATATACTTGCTTCTGTAAAATATGCAAATAGTAAAAGGGTAAGAGATTGGGCAGATTTGGTCTATAGAAATAGAAGATATGATAAAATAGAAGTTCTTTCTGATGGATTAGGTGGACAAAAATTCACCAAGGTTGATGTGCGAGTTAAAATTACTGATGATAATAATAAATTACTTCCAGTAGATATTAATGTTTCATTGAAAGCTGGTGATGTAAAGCAGTTTGGACAACTTGGTGGAACTGAGTTGAGTGATATTATAACCTTCTTTAATAGATTATTCGGATTGGGTGGAGAGTTATCTGCACTATCATCCAAGTATGAGAAGATGACAAAAGTTGATCATAAATTTAGTCAGGGTTTGAGATTATTATATAGAAAAATTTACTCTATATTATCAGTAAAATTGAATAGTAAAATTGATGCAAATAAAATTCTTGATAACATTGGTAATGGGATAACTTACTATGCCACTTTAAATGAGGAAAATGTTGAATTGGTTCAACTTAATAATAGAGAAGCAAAAGTTTATAACTTTCAAAATGTTGGACAATTATTAAAACAATATGATTATGATGTAAAGTATAGTGAAGGTGGTGAAAAATTATTACCACAAATTGATATTACTAATAATGGAAAATTGTTATTGAGAATACGTGTTAAAGGTGAAAATAAAACTGATAAAAAAACAGGAAAATCATATACTTATTTTAGGAACTATGTTGAAAAGGGTGAATTCCTAGGGGATTTGATTGCAACTTATGCTTAATTCATACATAAAAAATCTAATACAAAATTTTAAAAAAGGTGACTTTAAGGATTTTGTTTCTTATGTCTACTTT